CCAACTGCTTCAAACACAAACTACGGTTCTGCTCCCATGACTGCAAATAGTGTGGCTCTAAATGGAACACTTCAATCTTCATACACACTATCTGGTTCACCTACTCAGTATCCAACAAAGATGTCTATAAACACAAAGGCAGGATTTAGTATTGTTGGTTGGACTGGTACTGGCGCTGTCAAAACTCTTCCTCATGGCCTAAGTCAAACACCTGAACTAATGATATTAAAGGGTAGAGATGCTCGTGTATGGTCGGTTCACCATAAAAACCATGCAAATGGTACTTATTATCAAAACCTTGCTGGAACTGGTGCTCAAGGTGCTGACGGTTCAATGTTTAATAATACTTTTCCAAATGCTAATCTGTTTACTATAGGAACTTATAATTATGTTAACAATGTAAATTATATTGGATACTTCTGGCATTCTGTGCCTGGGTTCAGTAAAATTGGCGCTTATATTGGTACATCTAGTGCTACCGCTGGAGCATTTGTTGAGTGTGGGTTCAAACCTGCTTTTGTTTTGATTAAATGTATAACAAACACTGGTAGTTGGTATCTTTTAGATAATAAAAGAGAACCTAATAATGAACTCAAAAAGTATCTTGTCTCTAACAGCAATGCTGCAGAAGTAACTGCTGGTAACTTTTTAGATTTTACTACTACAGGATTTAAGTTAAGAACAAGTGGTGGTGAAGTAAATGCTGCTGGGCAAACATATATGTTTATGGCAATTGCTGAAGACCAACACAAGTATTCTGAGGCTAGATAACTCTCAGTTATGTCAGATTATGAACACTACCTTGGAAATCCACTACTAAAAAAATCTAATGTTCCTGTAGAGTGGACTAAGGAACAAATTCTTGAATATCAGAAGTGCATGGAAGACCCATTGCACTTCATTCAGAATTACATTCGTATTGTATCTTTGGATGAAGGACTTGTACCATTTACAATGTTCCCATTCCAAAAGGATATGGTAGGAACTATTCATTCCAATCGTTTCACTATATGTAGAATGCCGAGACAGTCTGGTAAGTCCACGACTATGGTTTCGTATATTCTGCATTACGTTCTATTCAATCCAAGTATGAATGTTGCAATCCTTGCCAACAAGGCATCGACTGCAAGAGACATTCTTGGTAGACTACAACTTGCTTATGAGAACCTACCTAAGTGGTTACAACAGGGAGTTATGTCTTGGAACAAAGGTTCACTAGAACTAGAGAACGGTTCTAAGATTGTTGCATCTTCTACATCTTCTAGTGCTGTTCGTGGTGGTTCATTCAACATGATATTCCTAGACGAATTTGCATTCGTTCCAACAAACGTAGCATCAGACTTCTTCAGTTCTGTGTATCCTACAATTTCATCTGGTAAGTCTACTAAGGTGATTATTGTGTCTACACCTAATGGTATGAACCTCTTCTATAAACTATGGACAGACGCAGAGAACAAACGCAACTCGTACAATATCATTGACGTACACTGGAGTGAAGTGCCAGGCAGAGATGATAAGTGGCGTGAAGAAACAATTGCAAACACTTCAGAAGAACAGTTCCAAAGAGAATTTGAATGTGAGTTCTTAGGTTCATCCAATACACTCATTCACCCATCCAAGATTAAGACTATGGCGTTTCAAAACCCAATCGAGTCTAATGCTGGATTGGATATGTATGAAAGACCTAAACCACAGAATACATATGTTATGATAGCAGACGTATCCAGAGGTACGAATAACGACTACTCAGCGTTCATTGTGTTCGATGTTTCTACTGTACCCTATAGGATATGTGCAAAATATCGTGACAACGAAATCAAACCTATGCTGTTCCCTAATATTATACATGATGTTGCAAAAGCATACAATCAAGCATATGTTATGGTAGAGGTAAACGATATTGGTGAACAAGTTGCGTCTGCTTTACAGTTTGACCTAGAGTACGAGAATCTTATCATGGCGTCCATGAGAGGACGGGCAGGACAGGTTGTAGGGGGTGGTTTCTCTGGAGGTAAGGCACAACTAGGGGTTAGAACCACTAAAGCAGTAAAGAAGATGGGTTGTTCTAATATCAAACAGATTATTGAGACAGACAAGTTAATCATCAATGATTACAATCTAATCAATGAGTGGAGTACGTTTATTCTCAAAGGACAATCGTATGAAGCAGAAGAAGGACACTGTGATGACCTTGCAATGTGTTGTGTATTATTTGGATGGTTGGTTCAACAGACTTATTTCAAGGAGTTGACAGACGATGACATTCGTGCTAGAATGTATGCAGAACAACAAGGACAACTAGAACAGGACATGGCACCATTTGGGTTTATGGACAATGGTATAGATGACCCACACGGCGAAACTGTTATAGATGAGTATGGACAGAGATGGAGTCCAGTAGTTCGTTCATATGATTCTAATTGGTAGAGAACTTAAAATCCCTACATAATATCAGTAATATCGTTTTCTAACTTGAGGTAGCAGTTTGCACAGACTACTTTGGATTTGTTGATTAGGTCTAGTACTTCTTTCCTAGAATCCTCGTTCAAACCTTTTCTCTTAGTTAGAGTACGAACTTTACCCTCATGGGGGTAGAATTGTAGACAGGCAGTTTCAGATTCACCACAGTATTCACAAGATTTAGGCCCAAGATATTCATTAACCCATATCTTTCTTGCCCGATAATTGCGTTTAGATACTTTCTTTATGGTATCTTTGTACTTTTGATAGAAGTCTG